GAAGAAGGATGCTGCATATAAAAAGTTTTTTCAGTATGAAGAACTTTGTAAGCATACTAACTCTCGCTTTCGGAATTTAGCGTTAGATCCGAATTACCACGGATCTAATGTTTGGCTGCTAAATGCTACCATTCAGAAAATCGCTAAAATCCTAGGTGAGTTTCAGCCTGAAGAGATGATAGATTCGGCTAATTGGGGCCCGGGCGTGTCTACCTTACTCAAAGGTGAGCACGTTTCGGCCATCAATAAGTTCCATTCGGAGAATGGAATAACGCGAGACCTGTACTCCCTGGTAGAGCCGTGGTTTTTCACTGCCTACCCCCTGTGGTGGGAGCAGTTAGTGTCTACCCATGGCACAGACTGCTTTAACTATCAGGTCGGGAACAAAATTGTCACCGTACCGAAGAATTCTAAAACTGATCGAGTCATCGCCGTGGAACCAGGGTTAAATCTTTGGTTCCAGAAAGGCGTTGGATCTATGATCAGACGTAGGCTTCTTCGGTGGGGTATCGATCTTAGGGATCAGACTAGGAATCAAGAGCTAGCGCGTCAGGCCTCGGTTAGTGGCCTTCTCGCAACAGTTGATTTCTCGTCTGCATCCGATTCCATTGCCCATAAGCTGGTTCGGGAGCTTTTGCCCCCGGACTGGTTTAAGGTAATGGAGTTGCTTCGATCTCCCCTCGGCCAGCATGACAAGTCTACTATTCGATGGGAAAAGTTCTCCAGTATGGGGAACGGTTTCACATTCGAGTTAGAGTCTCTTATCTTTTTCGCTGCGGCTTTGGCCGTTCGCGATTACGTCAAAACAGTTAATCGTTCTGACGCAGATGGAGAGATTAGTGTGTACGGTGACGATGTCATCTTACCCACTTCTTGTTATGCTATCTTTGCTGAATTCAGTGCATTCCTTGGATTCAAAGTTAACCCTGATAAAAGTTTTTACACGGGGTTATTCCGAGAGTCCTGTGGAGCTCACTGGTTCAACGGCGTCGATTGCAAACCGATCTTTCTTAAGGAAAGAGTCCAAGATGTACAAG